ATATAAATACAGAGAACCAAAATAGAAAAGATATAACTCTTTTACAAAAGGAGTTTGCTGTTACGAATGTAAAGATTGATATGATTAGTCAATCTATTTTGGAGATTAAAAATAATCATCTCTTACATATAAACGACCAATTAAGAGTTTTGTCTGAATCAATCTCGTCAAATAATGTAGAACTTACAAAATTATTAAATGATAAAACTGGAGATATTTATTCAAAACTAACTGATTTAAGAATTAAAGATGCTCGTACAGAGCCTAGTACTAATATCTTAAATAAAGTAATTGAGTATGTAATACTCGCAGTTATAGGTGCTGGGGTAGCATTACTAATAACCCATTCTTAAAGGAAATATGAATAAAGATAAAGACGAATGTGTTGCTATATTACAAGCAAGAATAACCGATTTAAGAGCAATTGAAACATTTTTCAAGCGTTTTGGTGTCCAGATGGATAATAAAAGAATTGCCAACATCATTGGTGGGTTAAGGCGAGTCATTGAGTATATTGAGCGTACTTAATAATAGTGCTACTATTAAAGTGGTCAGCTTTAGCCTCCTTGCCTCGTCAGCAGGGAGGTTTTTTTATAACGAGTATAAAAAGGGATTATGAAAGAGAATATCAGACTACTAACTAGAGAAGTAACAGAGCAAAATAATGAAATACCCCTATTTGTAAAAACTGATGATCCAATGTATACGGCCGAGATGATTTTAGAAGAAGCTCAAGAACTTAGAGATGAAATAGAAAAAGCATTTTTAACCGATGACCTCACACAAGTGGCAGGAGAAATCGGAGATGTAATCTACCTTGCTTTGAAATTATGTGATGCACTTGGACTTAATGCTGATGAGGTTGTGAGAATGAAAATAGATCGCAATAGAGATAAATATGGTGGTCATACAGACAGAGATACAGCAAAAAGCGAGTGGGTTGATAAGGGTGGGGATGAACTATGGTATCAAAGATATCTCCTCTTAAATACCGAAGAAACTGCTATTGTTCCAGTTCAACCAAGAAGCATTGTGGTTTATCAGGCTGATACAGTTTGAGATATAAAGATACTGTTTACAAATACTAGTATTAGTTATAGATTTGATATATGGAAGCAATAACGACACTTCAATAGATAGTATTCAATCTTTCAAACAGCTCTGGTCTTCGTCGTTGTTCGCCAGGGCTGTTTTAAGGAACAAGAAAGGGGGCAAAATGCCTTCAAAGATAGAAATAAAAACAGTAATTCCAATGAATCACGCAGAAAAATGTCCTGTTTGCTCTGGTTTTGGAACTGTTAGCAAAAAACAAAAAGTATGTCATTCCTGCGATGGTTCTGGGTGGGTTATTGTTCCTAATTTTACTGATGAACATTTAGCGATGTATTCAAATACTTTTGGAAATATGGTTATTGAGAAAGATGAATATGAAGAATAATTTTTATTTTCAACACGACAGCAATGCAAGAAATGATGAAAAAGTCCTTGAGCTAAGATGTGATTTTGGAAATGAGGCTTATGCAATTTATTTTATGATTCTTGAGAGTATGAGTGAAACAAGCGATGGATATCTTAATAGGGAGGCTATGGGGGGGCTATCGCTAGGCTATAACATAGCCAAAGATAGGTTATTAGCCATAGTTGATAGATGTATTGAGTTAAATCTATTCACACTTGAGGAAAATAGGTTTACAAGCAAAAGAATGCAGGAACACTTAGATTTTAGACAGAAATTACAAAAGGCAGGTAAAAAGGGTGCAAAAGCCCGTTGGTCTACAAGGCAGGAAAATAGCCACCCTAATAGCCCCCCTAATGGGGAGGCTTATGCTAAAGAAAAGGAAAGTAAAGAAAAGAATATTAAAAAAATAAATAAAAAAGAAAAAACAAAGAAAGGATTAAGATTCCCAAAAGAAGATGAGCTATCGCAACAAGACTTTGAAGATGTAGCAGAAAAATACCAAGTTCCTTTAGCTTTTGTTTTAAGTGAATGGGATAGCGTTATAAATTATTGTTATTCAAAGAATAAAAGGTACTCAGACTTTAAAAGAACTTTAATGAGTTTTGTAAAAAGAAATGCCTTAAAAATAAGAAAGGAACACAATGAGTCAAGAGAATCAAAAAGCACTATCTCTTACTACAAGGAATAAATATCTATCGCCTACTCAGGGAGGATACAGTTTACTTACTAGCAGTAATGAATATGATCAAAACTATGTTGTTCACAGAATCAATCTTCCCTCTATTGAGGTAAACGCCAAAATGAGACAGTTTATTGAGGAGGCAATGGGTTCAGGTAAAAAGTTTGTAAGAATAGGAGATCACACAGTCATGGTCAATTCAATCTCTGGGATTGATCCAATGAAAAGAAAATATAAACCTCTAGGGATACAAGAACTCTACCATCCAGATGGAGTTCATATAGTAAATAAAGTAACTGGTGAAAAAAGAAAGCGAGATGAAATATGAAAAATGCAGTATTAGATCAAGAGTGGTGTAGCCTTCAAAGAAAATTACTCTGTAAAGAATTTATGGATGAGGTTGAATCAATTATGCAACTTCACGAAGTTAAACAGTACTCTCATGGAGATACAAATTATAGCGAGTGGGAAATTCCTCAAGAAATGGTGTCTTTGACCACCGATCCAATGTTTAGAACCTCAACTAAATATCTCTTTACAGGACTATTTCAATGGAAAGATAGTAAAAAGAAAGGAATGATAGCCAAGCAGATTATCCTATTCTCTGCCGAGCATAACAGTTGTGCTGTATTTGATTTGTTTCAAAGTTAGTTTTCCCTATTTACACATACATAATAATGGTATTAAATAGACTTAATATAAAAATAAATATGAAAAAAGGAAATATGAAAATATCTCTGCCCAAACCAAATAAGGAGAAAACAATCAAAGTTATAACGATTATAACTTCTGGGATTCTCTTAACTTCAATTGCCACCGTGGCAATAAACTCATTCTTCATGGAACATTATCTGGATTTTCAAAGTCCAATCGTTCTTAGAAGCCCGATTCTCGTCCAGAACAGAACAGATGCCCAATATATATCCCCAATAGGTGTGGAAGCTGTTTCCAACGCCACAGAGTCAGCAGAAACCACCAAAGAAGAAGAACCTATCGTTGAAGAAGTTAGCCTAACGCCATCTCCAAGACTAATTGCTCATTCTGAGGCACGACCAGATATATATGCCAAAATCGTTGAACACTTTGGAGATGAATCAATCCTAGCAGGAGAACTTATAGCCAGAGAATCAAGTTTTAATCCTTTAGCAATCAATCCAACATCAGGTGCTTGTGGCCTTGCTCAAGCATTACCTTGTGAAAAGATGGATTGTGATCTTACAGATGTAGATTGCCAACTAGAATGGATTGGTGAGTATGTAGAAAATAGGTACGGAAACTTTGAAAATGCCATAGCATTTCACGATGAGAAAGGTTGGTACTAAATGACAGACTCCCCAAGATTAGGATATTACGATGATGACGAATACTGCCCAGAATGTGGAGAACTACTTGATTTTGAATATGAAAATAATGGATTCACAATGCCGAATGGACCAGAACATTGGGAAATTACAAAAATACATTGCCCCGAATGTGGGTACGAGGAATAAAAATATGAACACAGTTTTTAAGATCTATAACAAAGAAACATTGGTAATAATTAAAATTGATGATGCTGATAAATACTTCATAGATATGTATGGAAATGTAAATAGAATTGAGTATGACGATAAAGGAAATATGGATTTAATTTTACAAACTCATTTAGCAATAGCATTAAATAAAGGAGAATAATATGGGAGATATAGCAGATGCAATGATCAACGGATTATTTTGTCAATATTGTGGATGTTTAATAGATGGCGATGAGCCAGGATACCCAAGAGATTGTGGGTGTGGAGAGGAAGACGATGAATAAAATTAAACTAATGGAAGCATTATTATTAGCTTCACAGAATGCTCTTGATAAAGAAAAAAGATCAGTTAAAGAATTATTGGATTCTTTAAAAGATAAACCATTATCTGAGTGTATTGATAAACTTAAATGGTCTGAGAGAGATAGTGGGTTTACAAACGGATTATTAGAAGCATTACAAATTGTATCAAGAATGGATGAATAAATGAAAACAAAACTTAAAAAAGCAACAAAAGATATTTTTAAAGATATGACTTGGAATTGTCATGTATGTGGCAAAGAAAGACCTGATAATAAAATAGATGTTGTATCTGGTCAGTATAGAGGATTTAAGGATGCCCAAATAAATATAAGGTATTGTAATGACAACACAGATTGTCAGATTGGAGCAACAAATGCAGTCTTTAAAGGGGAATTTCCTGTAACTGGAAAGATAGAACCATGCGAAGATTGTAAGTTAAAGTTTATTATTAAAATGCTAGTCTGCATATTCTTTATGATTATGCTCCTAGTTTTAACAGGAAAGTATTTATGAAAACAGAAAAAGAAGCAATTTTAGAAGCAAGAGATGAAGTCTTTAAAAGAATAGTTACTAACAAACTTAACAAACTCTATTGGGCTGAGGTTCTAAAAACTGCAAAGGTAAATACACCAGAGGCAGTTGAGGCTCAAACTAACATTGGAGTGAATAATGAAAATATGAAAAAAGATAAGTTGTTCTTAAAACTAATTGATCAAAAATTGAAAGGTTATATAAATGAAAAGTAAAATTGTACTTGAAAATGATTGGGTAAAAGAAGGAATTGAACTCTTTGGAGAAGACAGAATGGATTGGAAGTTTAAGTGTCCTAGCTGTGGAATAATCCAGTCTGTTCATGGATTGAATGAAAAGTATTCAGCATTAGAGGGATATTTCTACGCCACTATATTTTGTAGATGTATTGGTTGGATTGATCCTACTGTTGGATGCAATCTTAATCTTGATGAGAATGGTGGAATCTCAGGTGCTACGTTAAAAATGAATGACGGAAGAATGGTACCAATTTTTGATTTTGCCAGACCAGAAGACATAAATTAAAGGAATAAATATGAATAACTTTTACACATCAGATCTTGGACTAGCCTCAGCAATGGTTAGTGTTGGAATACCACTAATATCATTGGATAAATCTAATCCTAAAAGAGTTGAGTTTGTCTTTGAAGAAACAAAAGAATTGCAGGAAGCGATCAATAGTTATTGGTCAAGTGATCTACTTGTTAGCCCACTAACTTACTTTAATGCAATGAAAATGCTAAAGAATAGGATTTACTCAGCATGAATACCATACAAATAACTAAATTCTTGGATGAATCAAATAAGATTGAGGGTGTTTATGATGCTCAAAGTCTAGATCAAGCATTATTTGCTTGGGAATATTGTATTGCTCAAGATGAGTTAAGTATCGGAGTCATATTAAAGACTCATAAAATACTCATGCTACATCAGCCACTATTTCCAGATGAAAAAGGCTATCTAAGAGAAGTGCCTGTGTATATTGGTGGTCGTGAAGCTATGCACCATTCTCAATTAAGAGGTGCATTACAGGCTTGGACTACCAGATCAAACTTAATGGTTCACTACCCTGGATCTAGGATCTCGGATGATATAAAACTCCACCATGTTGAGTACGAAAGAATACACCCATTTGTAGATGGTAATGGAAGAACTGGTCGTATCTTTATGAATTGGCAGAGAGTTAAAGCAGGATTGGATATAGATATTATCTATGAGAATGAGAAGTACGATTACTATAAATGGTTTAAAGAATTATAAGAGGTCAGTCTCTACTCAAGTAATTCAAATAAATATAAATATAAGAGATTAGGAGAGAATTATGTACAAACCTAAAACACTTTTCACAGGATATAAAATCGGTCAGAAAAATGCTTCTCTGTATGTTGGTGTTCCTGATAAATATTTTATCGCAGGTAAAGTTAAAGTTGATTTTGATAATGAAGTTCGTGAGTTTGATAAGACCAAATCAGTTACGACCAGAGAGTTCAACGATAAGTTTAGACCAAATACTACCTATACGCTTTATTACTTTTTATGGAAAAAAGTCAGCGATGAGGTTGAAACTGACTCTGATTGATATACTCCGATATATCAAACTGGTGGTTTACAAACTGTATCATTGTTTATATAATAACTATATTAAATAAAAATAAATATGAAAGATGATATGAACAACATAAACTCCCAAGATATTAAGAAAATTGTCGCTCACTTGAACATTAGAATCAAGCAGATTGAAAAGAAGTTTGGCGAAGAAACTCCTGAAACCAAAAGCTTAAAAATACTTATCAAAAAGATGGGGGCTTAATATGAATATAAAAATATACGACTTTTATAAAGATCAGGTAAAGTTTTACACCAAACGACTCAAGAACGCTAAAAACAGCTTAAAATCATACGAGTCATTGGGTATAACAGATCAAGATGATTTAGATTTTTATAACGAAATCATTAAATGTGAGGAAGAAAATATCCAAAGGTATGAAAGTAAGTTAGCAGAAATAGTATAAAAATTAAAAGGAATATGAATATGAAAAATACAATCAAAAAACTTCAAGAGATCGCAGATAACATTGAATCCTCAGATCTTAAAACAGCAGTAGCAGAATCAATAATCTCCCACTTAGATGGATACGATGAACCAGAACAATTTTTTAACGACTTATTTCAGGGTGGTTGTGTATCTGGATTTATTGGAGAACTAATCTACTACAAAGATACCTACGCATTCTTTGATAAATACTACTCCGACATTATGGATTTAGTCTATGAATATAAGGAACAAGGCATTGAGGTTGATCTAATGAAAGATAATAACATTAAAAATACTGGTGCTTGGTTTGCTTATGAAGAAACTGCAAGACAAATAGCCGATGAGTTAGGTTTTGATATCTAAAGATATAGTTTACTAGATCATAGATAATAATATAATTAAATAGTAGTAAAAACGTAAAAGCGAAAGGATGTCATTATGACAGACGAACCCCAAGTTCAGGTTGAGGAAACTCAGACCGAAGAAATTAAAAATACAGAAGTTGCTCCTCCAAGACAGCCATCAGAAGTATCAATGAGAGTAAATACCGAAAAGACTGGTGTAATTGATCCTATTGCATGGAAGCAGATCAACGGAATGGCTGAGACTCTTATTAAATCAAGAGCATTGCCAGACTATATCAAAAATAAAGAACAGGCGATTGTGGTTATGCAATCAGGTTTTGAAATGGGAATGAAGCCGATGGAGGCTCTTAATTCTTTATATATGGTAAATGGTCAGATCACTATCTGGGGGAAGGCAGTTCCAAAGAGATTCAAGGTTCATGGATTTAATCTTTCTTATAAAGATAAAGAAAATGAGACAACTGTTACTGCTACTCATAAAAAGACTGGCGAAACTTATACCGAATCAATGACCTTTGCTGAGGCTGAACAATCAGGCTACACAAAATCAAATACTGGTCAATTAAAGTTTGGTTGGAAAGAGGGTACTAATCGTATCTTAAAACTCCGATATGGTGCATTAAATAAAATGCTTAAAACTCAATTACCAGATGTATTGGATTCTGCTCAAGGAATTGCAGAGGTATATCAAGATTCAATGAGTCCTAAAGAGTTTGAAAAAGCTCAACTTGGAGAAGTTGTAGCTGAGAAAAAACTTGATGATGAATTCATTAAAAGAATCAATGAAGCCAAAACTCACGGAGAACTAATTGGTGTATGTAAAACAATTAAGACCGAAGTAAATGCTGACTACCATGATTCTCTTGAATCAGAGTATGCCCGAAGAAAAGAAGAAATCTCTGAAATTGTGGAGGCAGAATGATAGTTCATAAAGAATTAGTACAAGGTACAGACGAATGGCTACGGGTCAGGTTAGGGAAGTTCACAGCTTCCCAAGCCTCGGCCATAGCAACAGCAGGTAAGGGATTAGATACTCTTGTATTTGAAAAAGCCGAAGAACTTATCACTCAAGAAATTAAACAGGGATATAAGAATCCTGATATGGAACGAGGTAATCTTCTTGAACCCAAAGCCCGAAACTTATACGAACTTGAGACTGAAAATATAGTACATGAAGTTGGCTTTGTTGAATTAGATCAGTATGTAGGTTGTTCTCCAGATGGAATGATAGGTAATGAGGGATTAGTGGAAATTAAATGCCCATCATTTAGAGTTTATTATGAATATCTTACTACTGGAAAAGTAGATCCTAGTTACTTTAATCAAATGCAAATGCAAATGTTTGTAACAGATCGCAAGTGGTGTGATTACACGGTTTACAATCCTTTATTTAAGAGCCAACCAATTATCATCAAAAGAATAGATCGTGATGAGATTGCTATTAAGAAAATCCAAGTTGGACTAACTATGGGAGTAGCTAAATTACAAAGTATTATTGAGAGGATTAAATGAATCTAATTTGGTTAATTATTTCATTGATACTTTTTTTGGTAATAGTTAAAGCAATAAATATCAAAAGAAAAATCCCAACAATAAACTTTATCGTAGCTATTTATTGGGCATTAAAAATATAAACATTGAAAGGAAATATGACAGATACAACACAACTTACAGTAATAGCCGAGGAATCAGGATTAGAAAAATCAAAGGCAGAAATATTACTTACACAATTTACTGGTTATTTTGCCGAGGCTAAAGAAGTAGCTCAAGGATATAAAGATATCATCGTTAAAGACGAAAATGATATTGAAACAATGGCCGAAGCCAAGACTAAAAGAAAAGCCTTAAGAGATATTAGGGTTGAAGCAGAAAAAACCCGAAAAGCCCTAAAAGAACAGTCATTAAGAGAAGGTAGAGCCATTGATGGTATATCAAATGTAATCAAAGCACTTATTGTTCCTGCCGAAGAACACCTACTTGCTCAAGAGAAGTATGCTGAAAGACTTAAAGCTGAAACAGATAGCAGAATTGAGAGTGAAAGAAATATTGAACTATCTAAATACGTTGAAGATGCTGATGTGTATTCATTACACCCTGATAACTTATCTGATGAAGCATTTTCAAAGTTACTTGAAAACTCTAAGTTTGCTTATGAAGCTAAAAAGAAAGCCGAAGAACAGGCTGAAAAAGAGAGAGTTGAGAACGAAAAGAAGCAAGAAATCTACATGAGCAGAAAATTATCTCTCTCAATGTATTCAGACTTTGTTGATTTTGAATTACTAACTCTTGATACAACAGAAGATCAGTACAAATCTATTCTTAAAAAAGCCGAGGATGATAAAGAAGAATATCTTGCTGAACAAGAAAAGATCAAAGCTGAGAACATGAAACTCCAAGCTGAAAAAGAAAAGGCTGAAAAATCCCAAAGAGAAGCCGAAGAAAAGTTAAGGAAAGAACAGGAAAAAATAAGGAAAGAACAATTAGCACAACAGCTTAAAGAAAAAGAGGCTAAACAACTTGAGGAAGCACGAATAAAAGCCGAAGAAGAAGAAAAGAAAAGACTGCTCCTAGCACCTGATAAGGACAAACTAATTAAGTTTGTAAATGATATTCAAAATGTTACTCGCCCTCACTTGGAAACAATGGAGGCAGGAGAAATACTTGATGAAGCCAATGATCTTATTATCAAGGCTGTTGATTTATTGAGAATAGGAGCAAATAAACTATGACAAATTGTACTTGTGTTAATTTATTGTTAATGGGTTCTAAACCACCTAGGCCAAAGAAAGTATTTATGACAAAGCAAGATATTCTAAAAAGAGATGTAATGATGGATCTTAATAGATACCAAGATAACTTCGGTATTGAATCAACAAAAGAACTTTTATTTGATGCAGTTATTTTAGCTAAACCAGAGATAGGCGAATCTATGGTAAAAAATCAGATTGAGATTGCTAATAATATGGAAACATACGGAGGTAGCTTTGTTAAAGCATTGAGTGAGTTAGTCAGACGTTCTGATGTTCTTAACTTTGCAAAACTTCAAGATGCTTTTCCATCTTATTTTTATAAATATCATCCAGATAACTGGGGAAAGAAATAAATATGAAACTATTTAATAAGATAGTAAGCCTAATTACACATCCAAAAGTAATCAGATTAGTAAATATATTGGTTTTTATAACAATCTTGATTGATGTCTTTACTAATTCAGTTGATCCAGTAACGATACTTTTGATGATGTTTATTCTACTTGATGTACTTGTTGATATACGTAATAATAATATTAAGAATATAGACGTACATTTTCATTTAGGCGAAACTAAAAAGGAAAAAAATGACAAAAGCAAAAAAACAACCAAGAAATAAAATAGAACTTACTTGGAAAACAATTCCCCTATTTGAAAGAATGACTTGGTTTGGTTTTACTACTGGTTGGAAAGTTAGTCAAGACAAATTAGATTGGGAATCAGAGGTAAGAGTCTTTAATGATTTAGTTCTATCAAGTGATAATAAAAATATCCCATACAGTCAGATAGCAGAAACATTAGCTGAGAGTTATGCTAATACAGGACAGGCAATAGCATTAAATAGAGGTTTTGCTAGAGCAAGAGTTATAGATTTAATAGCCTCTTTTAGAAAGTTTATATGAGCAAAACAGACTACAAAAAAATGTGGCGTAAGGAACAAGATCAAAACAAAATCCTTACAGATCATATCAATAATAACTTAATCCCACGTCTTAGACGTGCTGAGTTGGTTCTTTATGGGATTGTCTTTGATGAAGTTGATATCCCATTGATGAAAGAAGAATACTTTAAATCTAATCCAGAGGCTAAAAAACTACACGAACAAGCAGTACAAGTACAAAAGGAGAAAAATGATTCAACCAATCCTGAATCCCAACCTGCCAGAGACTCTAACGAGAAGTGAACTGGCTAATTATTTAAGAGTATCCGATATGTCTGTTCGCAGATATGAAAAAGAAGGTGCTTTTAAAAGATGTAATGTAAATACTAAAGGAACTCCATCTTATAAAAAAGTTGATGTTGAAAACTATCTACAATCAATCAATAAGATATAGTTTACAAAGTTATTTAATATAGTTATTATAATAATAAGTATTATGGCCTACCTCAAAAGGGTAGGCGATAATATCAATAGTAAAAGCGTAAAGGAGTAAATATGCCAAGTGCAAACTTCGGAGAGAAGACCAATCTTGATAATAGGTCATTTTTTGTAGAGTTAAAAGAAAAGGACGATAGTATTGAGTTCCTTATAGCAGGTGGTGGTTACTATGATGGTAAACATTTCATGGCTACTGAGGAGGGTGGTTGGGATATTATTGACTGTCCACGAATCATGGAAGCAAATCCATGTGATCTTTGTCAGAAATACTTTGATCTGAGAAAAGAGGCTAAAGATCAAGAGGGCGATGAAAAGAAAGCAACTCTTAAAAAGGCAAGATCATTTAATGCAAAAATTACTTTCTTCTATCCAATTGTTGATTTAGAAACTGATAAACCAAAAGTTCTTAAAACTGTTTTATCTGTAAGATCGCAATTAGAATCAGACCATAAAAAAGGACTACAAGTTCTTGGTTCTGCTTATGAACTCTCTCGCCCAGAGGGGGAAGAAGACTATTACAAATTAGAAAGACTCGGAGTTCCAAAAGAATTATCTGAGGAAACAAAAACTGCCTACAAAGAAGCTACTGAAATAAATCTTGAGGAGCTAATTGTAGGTAAACAGTCATCACAAAAGTTCCAAGACGATGTGAAAGAGGCTGTACTTTAATATGATGAATAATCTACCCTCACTTGAGCAGAAAAGAGAATTAGCATGGGAAATGTATCAGACCTTACGGCAGTCTGTTGTAACTCAGGCTTTTCTATTTATAGATATCGGCAAAAAACTTAAAGATATACGGGACGATAAACTATATAAGTATCTCGGTGAGGGTGGATATTCAACTTTTCAACATTTTTTAGCTAATCCAGAACTAGGATTACGACCATCAACAAGCTATCTCTATATCAGATTATATGAATACTATATTGAACAGTTACAAATAACCAGAGAACAGCTTATTGAAATCCCTATCAATAGACTTATGCGATTACTTCCAAGCCTTAAAGAAATGCCCGATGATGAGGCTAGGGAAACTATTACCGATCTTGGACAACTTACTAGCTATGATTATGATATTGAAGTAGTTGAAAGAAATATTGAGAAAGCCAGACCAAAGTTATTTAGAAATAAAGAGAATGGTATGTGGAAGTTTGAGTTTGATCCTGAAAGCATGGAATCAATTGTGAATACTCAAACAGGAGAAGTCTTATATGGCAGTACGGATACAATTAAACCCAACGATTAGTGAGGCTGAACTTATCTTACAAGGATTAAGAATGATCCAAGATGAGTTACAGGGTACTCAACAACTTAATTATAGAGAAGAACAAGAACTTGAATCCCTTATTAGTGAAATAATTCAAGAATTAGAATAATTGTATCAGTAAGAAATACTTTATAGAAACTTAAATATAAAGTATAATACTGGTATTAAGGAAATCATGATTAGATATTATACAAAAACAGAAGTACACCGAATCCTCAAAGATAAATACTCCATTGATGTATCATACGAAACCATTTGGGCGTGGGAGAAAAAGGGCTTTATCCAACCTAGTGGATATACTATGCGTGGTACTCGTAAAATGCCTATCTATACCCAAACTGAGATTGATGACTTCATAAATAAAGTGGAAGATCTTCGTAAAGAGGGCAAGTTAAGAATCTAAAACTTATAATGCGTTATAAAAATGTTCTATTCAAAAGCAAATCAAGTAAAGACAAAGGTAAAGAAGCGAAAAACTAGGACAGATAAACAAAAGGCGAAAGATAAAGCGTGGAGATCATTTTCAGACTATATCAGGACGAGAGATAGTTTGAAGACCACGAGTACTTTAACAAGGTGTGTGTGTATAACTTGTGGAAAAACAGTTCCATACAAGAGGATTCACGCAGGACATGGAATCGGAGGACGAACCAATTCTATTCTGTTTGATGAAAAACTGGTAAATGGTCAATGTGATAGTTGTAATGTATTTCATGGAGGCGAATATGAAATATATGCCAGTAAACTCATAGAAATGTATGGCATAGATATGTATAACGAGTTCTTAGCTAAAAAGAAAAGAACAGTTAAATATACAACTCAAGATTATATAGACATATCAATTATGTATAAAAATAAAAGGACGAAATTAGTAACACCATAGAGCTGACCAAAGGCTATTATGGATTACAAACATGACTACAAAGACATAAGTGAATTATCTAATTGGGATAAAAACCCAAGAGATATCAATGATAAAGAATTGGCTCGGCTAAAACTCCAGATTCAAGAATTAGGAATCTATAAGCCATTCATTATCTTAGAAGATGGAACTGTCATTGGTGGAAATATGAGGCTTAAAGCCTGTCGTGATCTTGGTATTAAAGGTAAAGTTCCTGTTAGTATTATTTATCCAAAGAATGAAAAAGAAAAAATCCAGTATGCTCTATCAGATAATGACAGGGCTGGTTTTTATATTGAAGCTGATGTTAGGCAATTAGTCTTAGACAATCCTGATTTAGAACTTACTACTTATTCTATTGATTTAGGAGAACAAACATCTTTACAAGGTTTAATGGATGATGATGGCCTTGATGATGATTACTCACAGAAATTAGGAGAAGTGGTTTATGAACCAAAAGAAACCAATCATAAAGTTAGTGATATCTTCCAAAAAGAAAATAAGTTTGATAAAGAAATTGAATCCTTAGAAAATGAGGAGATAAAAGAAATGCTACGACATCGTGTAGCCTATTTCTCTAACTTTGACTTTCCAAAGATTGCTGATTACTACGCATATCAAGCAACACCAGAGGAACAACGCATAATGGAGAAGTTGGCCTTAGTATTACTTGATAAAGACCAACTCATTGAAAATGGCTTTAGTAAGATAATTAGTGAATTGGAGAATAATGGCTAAAAATAAATCCAAAACCCCACTAAAACTCAACACAATCTACATTATTTCCAAAGGAAGACCACATTGTAAGACTGCTGAAACACTTACTAAAATGAACTATCCTGGCGAATGGTTTATTGTAAATGGCACTAATGATGACAAACATACTGAATATGTAAAAAAATGGGGTAAAGATAGAGTTTTACTATTTAATTGGGAAGAAGAAGTTAAAGAATCAAACCTCTTAGATAACTTTGGTGTAGAAAATATGAGTAGTGGTGCAGTTCCAGTTAGAAATGCTACCCGAAGAATAGCCGAAGAACGAGGAGAAACACGCCATTGGCAATTTGATGATGATTACTCTAGCTTTAGACATATCAATAAAGATTTACAAAAGAATGAAACCATAACTGATGGTAGTTTTTTTGAGTATGAGTTAAATAGGATTGCTACATTTGCTCATGAAGCAGGTTTAACTAATGTTGGTTTTAGTTTAGGAATGGAATCACATCCTCAGATGGTTAAGACATTTAGTAAAAGAGTCTTTAATGCTCATAATATGCCAACAGATCCAAAGAAGTTTAATACTTGGCGTGGAAGAATGAACGATGATCTTATCAATGCTTTAGATGTGTTTCATACAGGTAGATATGAGATGAGTTTTAAGTTTATGACTTTAATGCTTGCCCCGACTCAATCTGAGAAAGGAGGCAACACCGATATCTATGAATTATCAGGAACAGTTAGAAAAACAGCGTATGCAGTCTTAATTGAACCAAAACATTGTAAGTTAAAAATTAAGTATGGTAGATATCATCATGAAGTAAATTGGCGAGGTGTTGTACCAAAGATACTCAGGGAGAGCTATGCAAAAATATGATTTTCTTTTAGTTGGTGCTGGTTTATTTAATGCTACCTTTGCTTCTATTGCACACCATAGATATGGTAAAAAATGTGCTGTTATTGAAATGAGAGATCATATAGGCGGCAATATCTATACAAAAAAAGTAGAGGGTATTGACGTTCATTGGTACGGAGCACATATCTTTCATACTTCAAATAAGATTGTCTGGGACTATATCAATACTTTTGGTAAGTTTAATGATTTTAAGAATACTCCAATAGCTATTGTTAAGGGAGAGACTTATAACCTGCCATTTAATATGAATCTTTTTAGTAAGGTTTTTGGCGTAACCCATCCAGATCAAGTAAAAGCAATAATTGAGAGAGAAAAAGCAGAGTTTAAAGATAAACCAATCAAGAACTTAGAAGATCAAGCATTATCTATGGTGGGAAGGACTATCTATGAAACCTTTATCAAGGGATATACAGAAAAACAATGGGGCAAGAAGTGTACTGAATTACCTCCTGAAATTATTAAAAGACTCCCTCTTAGATTTACTTATGATAATAATTATTTTAATGATACTTATCAGGGTATTCCAAATGATGGGTATACTTCAATAATTGAGAAAATGTTAGAAGGTAGTGATGTGTTTCTTAATACTCCATTTGAATCAAATCATGGAATCACAGCAGATAAGATAATCTATACAGGAATGATTGATAAGTTTTTTGACTTCATTCATGGGGCTTTAGAATATAGAACGCTTGATTTTCAACACAATATCTATGATACGGATAATCATCAAGGCAATGCAGTTTTCAATTATCCAAGTGAGTACATTCCCTATACACGAAGCATTGAACATAAACATTTCAACTATAAACCCACCGAAAAGACGGTAGTAAGTTTTGAGTTCTCTAGCCAATTTAATCATAATGATCCTAAACAGATTCCATACTATCCTATTGGTAATAAAAGAAATAAAGAAATCTATGCTAAATATCTTGAGGAAGCAAAGAAAATCCCAGAGATAATCTTTGCAGGTAGATTAGGAGAATACAAATACTACGATATGGATGACACCATTGAATCAGCAATGAAACTGGTTGATAAGATTTTATGAAGTTAGCAGTAAGAATACAACACCACCCATCAAGAGTAAGACATTTAGCTTTATTAGAAAATCTATTGGATGAAACAAGAGTTGAGGTAATTGAGGATACTACCAACACACTAAGTGGTTGTAAAAAGGCTTTAAGTTCCATAGGTAGTGATGATACTCATATTTTAGTCTTACAAGATGATTGCTTACCCTCTAAGGATTTAATCGCTACCTGTAAAAAGATCATTAAGGTAATTCCAGATAAACCAATTACTTTATTTAGTGCATACCCAATAGTAACCAGAGCATTAAAAAGAAAACAAACATTTGCAAAGGCTAACTTCTTTTATGGAGCAGTTGCATATATTCTTCCAAGAGAAATTGCCAAAGGATTTTTAGAGTTTAGTCCTAGATTGATAGATACAGTTACCCAAGATGAAATAGGATTATCAGTCTATTTTTATACAAAAGGTATTGAAACATATATCACAGCACCTAGTTTAGTAGAACACCTTGCTTGGAGAGAAAGCACCTTGAGTGATACTAATAATAGAGAAAATAGAATAGCAGATAGTTATTTAGGTTTAGAAAAAAGTGGATTAGATATTGATTGGCAATTAGATGATCCTCCACTTTTATTTAATGAAACAGTATCTAAGTATGAAACGAGAATAAAGAAATGACAAACAAAGACCTACCTGTTGCAAATCCAAATGGTAGACCAACAGTAATGACTCCAGAAACTTTAGAAAGATTAAGAAGTGCTTTTGCTATTGGTTGTACTAAAAAAGAAGCCTGTGCTTATGCAAAAATTGGAAAGTCTACTTTATACGACTACATAAATCAAAACCCAGAGTTTTCGGATGAAATTGAGGAGTTAATACAAACACCAATATTAAAGGCTAAACAGACAGTTACAAAAAATCTTGATGATCTTGAAACTGCTAAATGGTATTTACAGAGAAAGAAAAAAGACGAGTTTGCCAATACTTTAGTTGATATAAAGCAGGATAATAGAAGCGTACAAATAGTAAAAAATGATCCAAGGGTAATAAATACACTTATGAAATCATTTGAATCTATGATGGAAAACATCAAGAAATTGCCCGATGATGAAGAATCTTGAGGAAATACTAGAAAGAGAAGCGTTGTTAGGCCGAGTAAGTGGCGATAAAAAGATTGTGGTTGAAAGATTATTAGAGGGATACAACTTCATTGAGATTACTAAGTTTGAAAATATTAGTAAGGCTCAAGTGTATCGGATTAAGAAAGAATTACAAATGGAGTACAAAGACATTCTTATTAAACATCAAGATGAGGTTGTTAAACAAAACCATAGACAAATAAAAAATCTTTTTGATAATGCAACTGTTATATCAAAGGGTAACAAACTAGCTCGTTTCAACGATTATTTTATCAATGATTATGATCCAGAAGCAACGGAAAAGAATTGGGTATCTACTCAGTTGCAGGATGATATGTACGATATATGGGAACAATATCCTAAAAGTTGTATCATGGCTCCTCGTGAACATCTTAAAACTACATCAGTTATTTCTTATCTAATCAAAAAGATCTTTGAAAGAACTTATCCCATTGAAATCAACTACTATCATTTAGTTAAAGAAATTGCCGAGGAAAAGTTTAGAAAGATGAGGCTTATTATTGAATCAAGTCCATTACTTGCTCATAATTTTGGTCTTAAAGATCTAACAAAGGATACACAATCACATCTTGAGTTGTTGGATGGTACAGTTATGAAGCCAATGAGTTGGGGTCAAGGTTCTGTTGGTAAACATCCACATATTATTGTTCTTGATGACGTTATTGATAGGCGTGTTGCTTACTCCGATGATCGTAATAATAAAGCAATTGATAGATTCTACTCTGATATTTATCCTCAAATTAGTAAAGACGATAAAGAAAAGAAAATCATTATCATTGGTACTGCTCAAAGAGAAGACGATTTATATAGTTCTTTACCTACTGATTTTCATAAAAGAGTTTATAAAGCCATAAAACCAGATGGACAACCACTATCCCCAGAACTATTTAGTTTAGAAGCATTGGATAAGATTAAGGCTGATATATCAGAGAAGTTTGGAGAGAAATATTGGCTTAAAGAGTATATGAATACGCCATTTAATGCGATGGGAGATATTATCAAAAGAGAGTGGATTCAGAGATATAAAACAATTCCAGATGGATTGGATATCTATCAAGGTTGGGACTTATCTGTTGGTAAAGATCCTGAAAAGGGAGACTATACTGGTGGTGTAACTATTGGTGTTAAGAAAATTGATGAGATGATGCTAATATATGTATTAGATGTGTTTAGAGAAAGACTTGATTTTGATGCACGTTTAAGAGCAATCACAGAACAGGCTAATAAGTGGAAACCACTAAAGATTGCTATTGAGGAGAATACTTTTCAATACGATACTGTTCAAACTATGATTAAGCAAACTAATCTTCCTATATCTGGTGTTAAGACTTTAAAGAATAAGATTGAGAAGTTTATTGTTGATCTTGCTCCACATTTTGAGAATAAAAAGATCTTTATCGGGTATGATAGTGGTGATGAACAAAAGTTTGATTTATTATTAAATGAACTTCTATCTCTACCATTCGGAGAACATGATGACCAAGCAGATGGTTTAGTATTAGCAATAAAAGCAAGTGCAGTGGATTCTGATGTTCCATTCATTGACTTTCTTTAAGGAATAAAAGAGTACAAATCTTTTATAATGGTTATATATGACAATCAAAGACTTTATCTCAGGATTATTTAGCAAGAGCAATGGAGGTTGGAACTATTTTTATTCCTCAGCTCCATATGTAAGTAAGAAAAATCAAGAATATTATTTTGGTATTATCTTTTCTGCTACTGATGCAATCGCTAAGGCTGTTCAAAACGTAGAGTACGGACTTTATAAAAAAAAAGGAGATGATTACGAGGAAGTTACTGATCATCCTGCTATCAAACTATTAAAGACTCCAAACGTAATTCATTCAGACAGAGACTTCTTATATACTTTCTCAAGTCATATTGATTTATATGGTCAATCATTCTTATGGCCTATCAGAACTTGTATGAGTTCTAAAAACATTGTTGAGTTAAGAATACTTAATGCAAGTAATGTTCATACAATCCCAAGTGATGAAAATCTTATTGATGGTTATAAATGGAAAACTGGTACTAAAACAAGAGACTTTGAACCTCAAGAGTTAGTAAACATCTTACGTCCTGATCCTATTGATATGATCAATGGACTATCTACTATTCAAAAGGCTAAATACGAGGGAGATAACGAACTTAATTCTCAAAAACTCAATGCTTCATTTTATGAAAATGGTGGTCTTCCATCTGGTGTCATTTCAACAGATAGTGCAGTAGATCAAAAGACCTTTGACATGATTAAACGCAGAGTTAAACAACAATATGAAGGTGTAAAGAATTCGTATAAGGTAATGTTCTTAACTCATGGTGCTAATTACAAAGCTATTCAACCAACTCAAAGAGATATGGAATATGTATCTCAAAGAAAATTAAACAGAGATCAAATCTTATCTATCTTTCAAGTGCCTGGGTCTGTTATTGCTGTAAGTGAAAACTCAAATAGAGCAGTTGCAGAAGTTGAACTTCGTGCTTTCATGGAAAATACTGTTGAACCACGATTAAGATTTATCTTTGATAAGTTAAATAGATTCTATCTTCCAATGTTTGAAGGAACTGAGGGAATGGAACTAAGATTTGAAAGTGTAGTACCTGCTGATAGACAGTTTGAACTACTTGAAAAAGTACAATCAGTTAGAAAATGGAGAACTCCAAATGAAATTCGTGCAAGTGAAGGACTAGAACCTATTGAAGGTGGTGATGGATTAGACTCTGCTACTAATTTTAGCTTTAATCCTGCTGATACCTCAAGTGATGAGGATATTTCAGGGGATGATACATCCGATGATAAAAATAAAGCCGAAAATAAGGCATTAGAAACCCTCGCCCAGGCGTGGAGTAAAGAAAAAGAATGTACAGACTGTAACAAAGGGGATCATAAGACCAAATTAGAGGAATTACCAAAGCCATCTGACCAATCAAATAAAAAAGATAGGGAATATACACGAAGACGTAATAGTTATATTAGTGCAAAAGAAAAGAAATTTGCATTAGAACTTAATCAACACGTTAGTTTTTTAATTCGTGATATCAAAAAAGAATCAATAAAGATGGTTAAGGGTATTGAAGAAGACTTTGAACTCACGCCACAAGTTGTTGAAAGTAAAATACTTCCCGATGATGAGAAGATTGAGCAATGGAAGACAATGCTTTTCTTAATGATACTTAAAAATAACACTCAGATTTGGAAAACTGCTTCTAAACAAATGAATGATGTGTATGGTTATAAAGAAATTGAGGTTGATAGATTAGTCTCTAACTTTATTTCTGATAGAGCCAACTTTACTTCTAAATCTGTAAGTACAACTATATTTAAACAAATCAGAACTTCAATTGATAATGCTGTAAAGAATGGAGAAATTGATTTAAGAAAAATTAAAGATATTGTTGTTGATAATATGAGGGATGTTAAAGATTGGAAAGCAGAACAGATTGCTCGTACTGAATTAGCTTGGTCATATTCTGAGGTTCAAATGAAAACCTATAAAGAAAATGGTGTTGAAAAAGTAAAGTGGGTTTGTGGTGGAAATCCTTGCGAGATCTGTGCAACTAACTGTGGAGAGGAAGTAGAACTAAATAAGTCTTTCTCAAGTGGTCATACCAATGAACCTGCTCATATCAACTGTATGTGTATGGTAGTAGCAACATAAAGGAATAATTATTAAGGAATACTTTATAATGGAGTTATATATGAAAAAATCTGAACAGTTAGAAAAACAAATCAAAACCCTATCAATGGTTATTGATGTAAAGAGTATTGATAAAAAATCACGCATCATTCGTGGTGTTATTGGTACTACTGGTAACTTAGATCGTCATGGCGATACAGTAAATCCAGATGGATGGTTACTTGATAACTTCCTAAAGAACCCTGTAATCTTCGTTAATCACGCTTCTTGGGAAATGCCAGTTGGAAAAGCTATTGAAGTAAGAAAAGTAGAAAATGGCCTAGAGTTTGATATTCAATTTTCAACTAAAACAGAACAAGCAAATGAGGCTTGGGGTTTAATTGAAGAAGGAATAATGAAAGCATGGTCAGTTGGCTTTATTGTTTTAGATTGGGGCAGACCAGGAGATGAATATACCATAATGAAACAAGAACTTTTAGAATTAAGTTTGGTTGGTTTACCTGCAAATCCTGATGCTATGAGTCCTAAACAAGCACAAAGTCTTAAAGCATTACAATCACTTATTGAATCTAAAGGTGTGAAACATGAGGCTAAAGCTGAAACTCCAGAGACACCAGAAGTACCAGAGACACCAGAAAAGAAGATTGATGATGAGGACGTAGTCATCCCAGAAGATGAGGATAAACTTAAAATGATCTTGGATAAGTTAAACTCTCTTGAAGCAGAAGTTAAAGAAATTAAAGAGACACAAGAAAAAAGCCTACAAAATATAGTAGACTTTACTAATCAAGTTAAATCTGATGAACAAATTACCGAAGATCATGTCTTCCTTGCTCTTAATGACATCCAGTCGGAGCTAAGAAGTGAAGATAAGGATATCGGTAAGACTCTAAGTCAGGTTAATAAAGTATTAAAACTAATAGGAAAGGACAATTCTCATGAATAAAGAAGAGATTGCCAAAGCTCTAGCAGAACTTAAAGACTCTGTGAAAAGCGAACTGGGTGTTGAACTCAGTGATTCCCTATCAGAAAAAGTTGCTGGCGTTGTCAGCAAAGAGATGCTTGGTAAGTTTGAGGCTCAAATGAAAGACCTTAAAATTGCTAACACTCCTGATGAGGAAAAACAAGCTAAGGCTTGGGAAGATACTGTTAAAGGATTCAAAAACCTTTATAACAAACAGATTCTTAACAAAGATATTGACACAACTACCTCAAGTTCTGGTCTTGAGTTGATTCCTGAATACTTCGGTAACGAGGTTATTCGTATCGCTCAACAGGTCGGTGTTGCTCGTAATAACTCACGAGTTATCACTTTGCCAGGAAAGACTTTCAACTTGCCAGGTTTTGGTAATGTAACTGCATATCGTACTGATGAAAAGTCAGCTTACACCGCTTCTGGTTTAAGTACTGATCAGACTCAGTTCGTAGCAAAGAAATTGACTGCTATGGTTATTATGACCAAAGAGGCAATTGAAGATGCTAATGTGGACATCATCAAATGGGTTGCTGAACTTGCTGGAGAAGGCATTGCTCGTAAAGAAGACGAGTGGGCTTTCTTAGGTCTTGGTGCAGGTGAAGGTATTTTCCAAACCACAGGTGTTCCTGAATACACTTTAGGAGCTGGCGATGTTACTTACGCATCAGTTGATTTTGACGACTTGCTAGGTGCATTAGCTTTGGTAGATGATGGTGTTGTTGATAGCCTTAAATGGTTAGGTTCTTTCTCAGTCTTTAATGACTTGAGAGGTACTAAAGACAGCAATGGTCAATACATCTTCCAGAATCCTGGTGCTGGTATGCCAAACACAATCTGGGGACTCCCTTACTTGAAGTCTACTGTTATGCCTAAAACCAGTGATGGTTCTCAAGCAAACAAGAGCTTCATGGGTGCTTATGATCCACGATACTTGATGATCGGTGATCGTAAACGCATTGAGGTTGAGTTCAGTAAAGAGGCTACTGTTACATCTAGCGGTTCAACAGCAATCAACCTCTTTGAACAGGATTATGTCGCTGTTAAAGTGTCTGAGAGATTGGACATTCAGTTGGCACAACCAACCAAAGCATTTGTGAAAATTACTACTGCTGCAATTTAATAGTTGAATCAGTACGGGGAGGGTGGAGCAATCTGCCCTCCCCACAAATGAGATTATAATGATTATAAATAGATCAAAAGGAAAATAATTATGGTAGAAGATACACAAACAAATGAAGAAACAGTAGAAGAAGTAGTTGAAGAAACTCAAGAGACTCCAGAAACTGTTGAATCCCCTAAAGAAGAAAAGAAATCTAGTAAGAAAACTAAACAAGTAGTTCTTATTCCCAAACAAACATTTGGTTTTGAACGCAAGTCTTATTTAGTAGGCCAGAAGTATGTAATGGCTCAAAAAGATCTTCCTAGTGCTGTTGAGGGAAAATATGAAACCCAATCAGTTGAAGATGTTAAAAAAGAAGAAGAAAAACTTGCTAAAGTTAAAGCTAAAAGAATGCCTGTACTTGGCAAGAAAAAATAATCTATGTCATTTAAGAAGTTTGAATACCAAACTGGCTATTCTGGACTTACTCAAGCAGATATAGCCACATTTCTAAAACGTACTCTTACAACGGATGAGCAAACTCTAGTTACTTCTCTGATTACTGAGGTTGAAAGATCTTTGTGTCAGATGACTAATAGACAATTCAAATCTGGTGTTGATTATTATGAAGAATTTGGTTCTGGTCATAGTAACTTTGACCTTGCTAATGTTCCTGTAAGTTCACTAACAACTATTGAAGTTGATGGTGTTGATGTTACTGCAAATTATGATCTGGCTGAAGACTATTGGGTTATGGATGAGTTATATATTAAGTTCCAAAGTCCTATTACAAGTGCTGATTTATATACTGGAGTTAAACTTACATATCAGATACGTCAATTCTGGGGAGAAGATGTTAAATTACTATTAAAGAAATGGATATCTTACGAGTTCCTAAACTCTGAAAATGCAGGTGTAGGAGTAAGTAACTTTGGATTTTCTGATCTTAACAAGACATTTAATGTCTCTCAATATCAACGTGAGAAAGAAAAGATTATCAGTTACTATACTTTACTACGCTTATGATGATGGATGTTTTAGCTACTATCTCTCAATTATCTGGTTCATCTACGAATCAGTCTTATTCTATTACCAATACAAATGCTCGTATTGTTCTAATTCCAGCTTCTAATGAGGCTGTTGCCCTATATCAAGCTATGCCTCAAGGACAAATGTTTCAATTTAACATTGTCTCTGACACAATAGATAATCTCAAACAACAATCAAAAATAACTGTTACTGCAAAACAAGTATCTGACTTTGAAAATGGCGATATTTTTATAACTATGACTGATACTAAAAGAACTAGGATTGGTGGAAAGTTTTACTTAACTGGTCTTTGTTATAAAAAAGAATCATGAAAGTAAATCTACAACCAACTGCAAGAACAATATCATTACTAAAAAAACTATCTGAATCAACCTCGGTAGTAAATAAAGCCAAAAGGGCTGGAATGATTAAAGCAACTAATCTCTTTAAGATGAGAGCAGTTGAAAAAGCCCCGATAGCCAAAGGTACATTAAGAAAATCTATAATGACTGAAGTATCCTCAGATGGGGATAATGGTCGTGTGTATTCTGATTTAGATTACGCCCTCTATCAAGAGGAAGGTACTGGAATCTATGGTCCTAAAGGACAGCCAATCACAGCTAAAAAAGGCAAGATGATGAGATTCAAGAGTAAATCAGGCAAAATAATATATACTAGAAGTGTAAAGGGTGTTAGACCAAAGAAGTTTATGCAACAGGCTTCTGAGTTTGTCCTAACACAAACAGGGGTAATCTCACAAATAATTGGAGATGAACTTGAAAAAGGACTATAAATATGCCAAATATGATTGATGAACAAGCAATAATTAATGCACTTGATCCACTACTAAGTTCTATTTCTAATGTTCAAGAGGTTTATAAAGGTGTTCCAAATTCTTTAGAGGTATATCCATCTATTGTAATTACTCAAGCAAGTTGGGAAGATGCTTTTGCAGATCAAAGAGATACAGTAGTAACAATGACTTTTAAAGTTATTGTTTATGTAAATCTAACTACCAATACTTTAGGTGCTCAAGATACTTTACGAGCTGTTGTTAAAGCAGTTAGAGAAGTTTTAGGAGATCAAGATAATATTACTCTTGGTAATTTAGTAGACTCATCTCGGCTAACTCAAGGCGAATACTTTTTTGATCAGAAAGAAACAATGCTTGGAAGTTGTGAAATAACGTATACTGTAAGAAAGAGATTCAATAGGTATTCATAACAAACAGGAATAATAATAATTAAATCATTTATAATGGAGTTATATGAAATACAAATACAAAGGTAAAACGGCTATAAAGATTTACGGGGTCGGCATTGTACAACCTGTATCAGAATTTGAATCTGATAAGGAGATTATTCATCCCCTCATTAGTAAAGTAGAAACAAAATCTTCTAAGAAAAAAGAAGAATTAGAAAGTAAGGAGAAATAATCATGGCAAACGAAGGAATTTTAACCCAAATCAGTCTCGCTAAAGAGACAACCGTTGGAACTGCTGTTGTTCCTAGTATCTCTATGGCAGTATTGCCTAGTGATGGTGTTGTAACAGAAGAAGAAGCTGTCGGTGTAGAGGGAATTGATACCTCTCCTGCTCTTAATAAAGAGTTTGTACAAGGTATTCGTGAATACAACGGTGCTTTTGAAATGAACGCTTTCCCACAAGCAATTGGATATCTAATGGCCTCTGCCTTTGGTTCAGTATCAAGTGCTGCTGCTGGTGGAGAAACCATTGTTTATGATCATGATTTTGTAGAAGTTGTAACTAAAACCTCTGTAACTCTTGAACAAAAAATTGGTTCAATTACTGAAAGATTTGCAGGATTCGTTGCAAGTAAGTTTGGTATTGAAATCACGGTTGGAGAGCCAATTAAGTTTACTTTTGAAGGTAAAGCATTAAGTAAAGCTACTGCAACTGCTATCACGGCTTCTTATGAAGATTCTCCAGTATTTGACTGGACTGATATTCAATCAATTACTCTTGGTGGTACTGATATTAAAGATGCTTTAAGTGAATTAAGTCTTGAATATACCAATAACTTACAAAACTTCCACGGATTAAGTGGAGATTCTGAGCCAACTAATATATATGTTGAGCCAAGTGAAGTTACTGGTTCTATTACTGCTTACTTAGATACAAATATTAAGGCATTACAAGCTGTATTTGAAGCTAAAACTCAACAGGCTTTGATTATTACTATCCAAGCTGATGAAACAATCGGTGTTGCAAGTAAAAATCAATTAGTTATTACTGTTCCAAAGGTTGTTTTAAATACCTATGCTTATCCAATTGATACCGGATATGTTGAAGTTACTTCTGATTTTGTTGCAAGACAAGATGCTACTGATGGTTTGATTAAAGCTACCTTAACTAATTTAGTTGCTTCATACTAAATCTGGTAGCTGATTATAAAAAGTATAAGCCGAAAGGCAGAGAATAAAGGATTGTATGACTATAACTACACCTTCTGGGTATAAAGTAACATTTAAGAATCAAGACGAATTGACGTATGGTGATCGTAGGACTATCCAACGAGCCATGATGCGTGATATGTCTATTAAAGCTGGTACTAAACAGGAAGATATTTCCATTACTGGTGGCATGATTTTTTCAGGTCAAGACGAAGCTCTTAAAGTAACCCTTAAATCTATTGTGAATCCTGATGGAACTCAAGTAACTGGAGACCTCTACGAAGCAGTAATGAATTGGACAAACCAAGAAGATGGCGATGCTGTTTTTGAAGTGGTTAATAATTCCTTGAATGGAGACAGCGAAAAAAAAGAACCGTTGAAGCTAAACGCAGTCTAAGACGGTTTTTTGCTTCAAAACAAGGACGAGTACCATTTCCAAACGAGTATGGCGAAGCCTACTTGTGTTTTATCCTCAAGATTACTTTTAGTGAGTTAAATAATCAACCAAGTTGGTGGGTTGATGATATGTTAGATATAGTAACTACTAAAAACTCTGTTGAAGCTGATGACGCCAAGAAGCAACAAAAAAAAGCAGGATCATCAACACACAGAGGAAGAAGAAGGTAGCTTTTAGCTATAATGAAGTCATGGCAAATAAAACATTAGAATATCTACTTACGATTAAAGATGAGGCTACTAAGTCTCTACAAAACTTTGGTAAAGAAGCACAAAATATTGGAAAGAACCTTGATAATGTTGGTCGTAGTATAAGTGATGCAGGAGTTGGCTTTGCTAAAATTGGAGCGGCTGGAGTTGCAGGATTAGGTTTAGCTACAAAATCTGCTATGGATTTTGATTCTCAATTAAGAAATATCCAATCCATTAGTAAAATGACTGAAGCTGAAATCCAAGGAATGGGAAAAACCTTTATTGGATTAAGTAAAACACTCCCACAAACTGCTACTCAATTAGCAGAGGGTTTTTATAATATTCAGGGTTCAGGATTTGCAGGTGCTGATGCTTTAAAAGTTCTTGATGCCTCTGCAAGAGCAGCCTCGGCAGGTTTAACTACTACCGAAGCCTCAAGTTATGCGATCACATCGGCATTAAATGCTTACGGAATGAGTGCTGATGAGGCTAAAAATGTTTCTGATACTCTTTTTAAGACTGTTGATATTGGTGTTGTTTCATTTGAGCAATTAAGTGGAACTATTGGAGATGTTTTAGGTACGGCGGCTAATATGGGAGTTGGAATTGATCAGGTTGGAGCTGCTATTGCTGGAATGACTAAAAAAGGTATTGGAGCGGCTGAGGCAACAACATCCTTAAATGCTACTATTTTAGGATTTATGAAACCATCTGATCAAATGGCTGAATCCATGAGTGCATTAGGATATGAATCTGGTCAAGCTATGTTGGCTGAGATGGATCTTGGTCAAGCTATTTTGGCTGTAAGAAAACACGCAGAAGATAATGGTGCAACTGTCAATGATCTTTTTGGTAATGTTCGTGCATTAAAAGGTGTTCTAGCTTTAACTGGAGATGAGGCTGTTGGATTTAGCCAAGATCTGAAAGCTATGCAGGGAGCCACAGAGGGAGTTGGTGCTACCCAAGAAGCATTTACTGAACAGGCAAAAGGTGCTGCTTTTCAGGCTAAAATCTTTGCTAATAATTTACAAAATATTGGTATTATTATTGGTAATTCAATTCTTCCAACTATCAATAGCTTTTTAGCTAAACTTACTCCACTAATTGAAAAGTTTTCACAATTTGCTGAAAAACATCCAAAACTAATTGTCGGTATCCTAGCCTTAGTTGCTTCATTTGCTGTGTTTGGAGCTATCTTAATCTTTGTCGGTCAGATGATTATGGCTGTTGGTGCAATTATTCCGTTTTTGGGTATGGTTGCTACTGGTGCAACTGCTGTAATGGGTGCTTTTGGTGCTGTATTAGCATTCTTAGTAAGTCCTATTGGATTAGTAATCTTAGCAGTAATGGCCTTAATTGCAGTTGGAGTTTTACTTTATAAGAATTGGGATACTGTAAAAGCAAAAGCCTCTGAATTATGGAGTGGTATCAAATCGGGCTTTGAATCTATGGTTAAGGGAATCAGTAACTTTGGCAAACGTATCGGGGATAGCATATCAAGTGGTATCTCACAAGGTAAAAGTTCAGTTAGTAACTTCTTTACTAATCTTGCCTCTGGTGCTCAAACTGGAATTACAAATCTATTTAATAAAATAAAAACAATCTTTATTGGTGCTTTAGATCTTTTACTTAAAGGAGATTTTACAGGAGAATTTGGTAGAGCATTGGGATTAAGTGAGGACTCTCCAATAATTGCTAATGTTTTGATGTTTAGAGATATGCTTATTTCTGCATTTCAAACTATGGCAGATGGAATCTTAATGGCTTTAATGCCAGCCTTTTGGATATGGCAAAATATAATCTTCCCTCTTTTATTCTTAGCATTTGCTATCGTGTCAAGAATCTTATACGAAATCTATAATGTATTTGTTCTTGTGTTTACAATGATTAGAGATACTGTTGTTACTTTATTTACTGTTCTTTGGACAGCTTTAGTAACGATATTCACGGCCATTAGAGATTGGTTTATGATTACCCTTACTGCACTATGGGTAGAGACAATTCAACCTATCCTATTGATTATGCAAGAAGGATTTTTACTCGTTTGGAATACGATTAAAGAGTTTACTATCATGGTTTGGACTGCATTAGTTGAGTTCTTTACTATGGTATGGCAACAGATCGTAAGTATCTTTACTTCTTTATGGAATAGCGTTGTTTCTATCTTTACTGCAATCTGGAGTTCTGCTCAAGCAATCTGGTCATCTATCTGGAATACAATTGTTACATTTGCAACTCAAATATATACAACTGTATCTCAAAAGTTTGAATCAGCTAAAGCAAAGGTAATTAGTATCTGGGAAGCATTGAAAAATGCTATCAGATCTATTGGCGAAGCAATTTATAACGCTATTGTTGAGCCATTTATCAGAGCTTTAAGAAAAGTTGAGGAAATCGCTAGTAAGATTAAAGAAGCAGCTAGAAAAATCTCTCCATTCCATAAAGAAAGTCCATCTCTTGTTGAGTTAGTACAATCTGGTATGGGTAAGATTAAATCTGAATATGCCTCACTTAATCGTATCAATATCCCATCTGCTCAAGAATTAGCAGGTGTTCCAAGTTTTGGTCCATTATCAAGTGGTATTGGTTCAACTCCAGTTATGGGTGAAAATAATACGACTACAAACACCATCAATGTAGAAGCAACAATCAATAGTGAAATGGATGCTCAAGAATTAGCAATGATTCTTGGTAATCAGTTAGCAAACTCAGGAGCATACTAATATGATAAGTAATGTTTATATCAACGGAGTAGAAATCACGAGTAGTAATGTAAGAATATCCTCTGTTAGAGACTCAATCAATGCAGGTATTGATGTATCAGATTATAAAAGAGGAGGTCGTGCAGGTGTAGCCCTCTCAACTCCATTTTATAGAAACTTTGTAATCAATATGGAGTTCTGGATCTTTGCTACTTCTCCATCTGATGATCTAACTACTTTAAGAGATAATTTTGTTGGTTATTTAAGATTGGTTACTGATAAAGATGTTGAACAAAAAAAGACCTTTGGTTTTAAGATGAGTAATGGAGTAACTAAAGAAGTTCCTGCCATTATCTCTGATGTTAGATCAGATATTACTCAGGCAAATCTCTCACATTCAGTCGTAAGTGTAACCATAAGAACAGAATTAGAATACTTTACCAGTAGTATGGGTACAAATAAGACAATCTCAGTTTATGAGGGTGGTGGAATGCCAGTTCCTATGCCAGTTCCTATGAGTATGGCTTCTCCTATTGGTGGACCTGCTTTAATTCTAAATAACGGAGGAAATGCTGAATATTTCCCAACAATTAAAGTCAATGGACCATTTACGGGTTTTGTTCTTAAAAATAATACAACTGGTAAGCAAATTGACTATGATGGAACACTTACTGGTTCTCAATATTTAACTTTAGATATGTATAACCGAGTAGCATTAGTCAATGGAACGAGTAATGCACTTGCTGATATTTCTGGAGATTGGTGGTGGTTACAGCCTGGAAATAATGAGATTTTGCTTATTACTTCTAGTGGTAGTGGAAACGCAGAGTTCCAAGATTATAAAGATGCTTATAGAGGTTTATAACGATTATAAATTATGTACGATTTAATTATTCAATCACCAGATGACTCAACAGTATTTCGTCCTCCTTATGATTCAATCACAATAAAAGAAGAATTGAATAAAGGATACGACGGTAGCTTTACTATTTCATATCCAAGTATCAAAAAATATGCTGATGCCTTTGGTTTAACTCCTGATGATATTTTTGCTACCTCAAGTAGAGAGTGGTATGTAAGAAAGAATGAAGTTAAAATCTTTGGTGGAATCTTAATGGATAGACGTATTTCTGGTGGTGCAACTGGCTTAACTTCTTTAGTTGTAAATATTGCAGACTTTTCTCTTTTATTAAACAAGCGAAGAACTGATGTTTTTTGGCAAAGATTATCAACTGACTCAGCAGATATTGTTGAGGATATGCTTGATTATACTAATGCAATAAGTCCTACTGGAATTGTAATGGGAAATAAACCTGTTACTAAAAATAGAGATCAGACTAGCAGATATGCAAATATCAGAGATGAAATTGTTTCAATGTCTGCTCTTAAAAAATATGATGGTTATGATTGGGATGTAGATGTAACTAAAAGTCTTAATCTTTATTATCCAAAAGGCGAGGTCAGAGGATATATTATCCTTGATGAATTTAATACAACATCATTTCAAAATAATAGAAATCTACAAGGTAAACTAACTAATAAAGTCTATGTTCTTGGAAAAGGTTATGACGATGATATGGTTGTCGGAACAAAAGAGAGTGTTGGTTCTCAAACTACTTGGGGATTATTGGAAGATGTTTTATCTGAAAAAGGAGTTGGAACTTTATCTGAGTTAGAAGATCGTGGAGAACAATTTGTTAATGATAATGCTTTTTCTACCGATGGTATTTCACTTAAACATCAAGATGGTACTCCAGATTTAACTTCATATAGTGTTGGAGATACAGTCAGAGCAATTAGGCGTGATCTATCTTATGATGAAGAACTAAGAGTTTATAAAAGAACAATACAAATTGATGATTCAGGAGGGGCGACAGTTGATTTGTCGTTTGAATAATGGCAGTAAATAAAAAACCAACAGATATTATTGAAGACATCAAAGAACTTGAGAGAAGATTATCTATTCTTGAAAGAACTGGTGGACTGAATAATCTTTTGTCAGTCGTATATACTGATGCAACAAGGCCAACAGCAGGTGTTGAGGGTCGTGTTATTTATAACTCAGACGATGGACAATTAAATATTGATAATGGTACAGACTGGACTCTCCCAGATGGTACAGTTACTTAAAATATATAAAGGAATTAAATAGTATAAAAAAGCTATAATAAGATAAGGAAATCAAATATGTCATTATATACAATTAGAACAGGCGCACCACTACATCCAGAAGATACAGTACTAGAACATCTTACTGATATGGTTCGTAAGGGTGGAGTATTAAATCCTGAAACCGATTTACTTACTGTTGAGCCATCTGGAGGTGGATTAAATGTTGATGTTGAAATTGGTCGTGGTTATATAAAGAAAAGTGGAAACGCTTATCCAATTCGTAATACTGATACAAGAACTATTAGTATTGGTGCAAACAGTAGTGGTAATCCTCGTATTGATTCTATTGTTGCCTATTTAGATTTAACTATTATCCCAGATGGTACTACCTCCCAAGGAGATGATGTTTGTTCTATTGTTGCTGTTCAAGGAACTCCAGCAGCTAGTCCTGTTGCTCCATTAGAGGCTCAGATTGAATCAGCCATTGGATCAAGTAATCCTTATATTGTTTTAGATAATGTAACTGTCGCAAATGGGGCAAGTGGTATTAGTAATGCTAATATTGCTCGAGCCTGTGATAGAGTTTTTATGAAAACTCCTAAACCAACTTTTGATTTAGAATATTCTGCTACTATTACGCCAGATTATTTGGATGGAGATCAACAAAAAATTGATTTAGCTGGAAATATAACTATTAATGCTCCTACCAATATGGTAATTGGAGATTATTTAATGGTTAAATTAATCCAAGATGCAACTGGTGGAAGAACAGTTACTTGGTTTAGTGGTATTACTTGGTTATCAGCAGATTATTCAATTAATTCAACTGCCAATAAGGTTAGCGTATATGCCTTTAAAAAAGTTGGCACATCGAGTTATGAGGGATATCTGGTTGGTAAAGAATATTAAGGTTAGGCCAGTAGGCCACGAAAGGTTAGTATGAAAGTAGTTTATATCGTTCAGGGATTTGAAGCTAATGATCCTATGAGTGGAAGATTGAGTGATAGTGTAGAGGTTGAGGTATTTGCCAAAACTGAAAAAGAAGCAATCACGCAGGCTAAAAAGTATATTAAAAAGAAATATTTTAGGGTTAGTCGAGTAATTGAGATTGATCCTGAACTAAAAAGATAAAATATGTTTACTCCAGATATAATTATCCCTCTTGATGATTTAAATTCAAATATCCCATCTAATTGGGTTAGGGATACTGATTTTGATGATCGTATTCCTGTTCATTCAAATACTGGAGTTGGTGCTACTGGAGGATCAAATACTCATACCCATACCACCCAAAGTCATAATCACGCTTTAAATAATCATACTCATACTGTTAGTTTTGGTTATTATGAAGAAGCAAGCGGTGGTGGTGCAGGTGCTAATGCTAATCCAAAAAGACGACACTATCATACAAGTGTAACAAGTTCTTCAATGAGTTCGGCTAATTCCAGTAGTGATAGCTTTACTACTGGTTCTGGGTCTACATTACCTCCTTATTATGAAGTTATCTATATTAGAAGTACTGGATATAATTTAATTCCTCCTAATGGTATTTTATTTAGTCAAACAGATTTAAGTAATTTAGATCTTTGTGATGGAAATGGTGGAACGCCTAATTTAGAGGGAAAGTTTTTAAAGGGTGCAGGTGCTGGTGGAAATGCTGGAGGAGCAGGTGGAACTACTAATCATACTCACGATGTAAGCCATTCTCATTCTTCTGGTGCTTCTCATACTCATAGTGGAACTTCTGGTGGATATGCTGGAGACACATCTAGTCACGGTGGTGCTGATTCAACAGATGGTGTTAATGCCCATACTCACGGATTCACAACTGGATCAACAACTGCTCCTATTAATTCTTATTCAGGATCTGGTGGTGGGGATACCTTAGTTTACCCCCCCTATCACACTTTAAAGCCATTTAAAAATATGGCTGGAGTTAATGTTCCATTACAAGAGGGGGCTATTGCTTTAACAAAACTATCAACGCCTCCAACTGGATGGCTAATTTGTGATGGAAATAATGGAACTCCAAATTTGCCAAGTAAATATGTAATGGCGAGTGCTACTGCAGGAACAACTGGTGGAGCAACAACTCATACTCACGCAAATGTCAATCATACACATACCTCATCTTCTCATAGTCATACTGGTACAACAAATAGTGCCTCTCCATCAACATATCAAACAGGAGATGGATCATATCGCGGAAGATCTCCTCATACACATACATTAAGTACAAACAGCCAAACAGCAACATACGCAAATAGTAATATCGTTTTTGATTCGGGAAGTTCTATCCCTGCTTATATTGAAGTTAAATATATTATGGCTACTGCATCTGCATTGGGTGGTGGTGCTGGATTTTTAGTACAAGAATTTATGTAATAACATTAGCTATAATAGGAGTATATGAAAAAAATTTGTTTACAAGCTGGTCATAAGGGAAGAACAACTGGAAGTACAGGTGCTCCAGGTGAACAAAAATGGACTTCTGAGATTGTTCCTAAAATAGCTTCCATTCTCCGTTCTCGAGGTTTTGAAGTAAAAGAAACTGGAGCAGATGATTATAAAACTGATAAATCAATCGGTTCTACTGATTGGGATTTATTTTTATCTGTTCACTAT